GTCTCACTTTGAGTGTATACTATGATACACAACCTGCCGTGATAGGCGGTTAATTTGTTCAAAGAGGACGTAAAACCCTGATAATGAATATCATGAAAAATAAACTTAATAGTTTTAAAATTTTTCTGATGTCATTATCGGCTCCAGGTATCGTGATTGACAAGATGTTCTCTATCTCAAAAGTATGAGATGGGATTTCCCCCTATATGCGGAAAGTAATTTCTTTAATATATGGAGGAACATCTCGAGTCGCTAGTAAAGCTAGACGAATCCACAACCTAACTCATCGATTATCCCGTATCTCTAAGCATCATGGTGACACTTTAACCGTAAAATGGCTAAAAGCGTGCCATGTTTGTCTTCAGAGATATTTAGGTGATGATCGTATGTGCTCTCTTCGTGACCTTGATCCTGATTTACCTCTTCCTAGATTGATTAACGGTCTCCCGGGTATTATACCCCGGGGAGATCGAACATTAATTAGGAAGGCCCATATGCCTACTATACAGTTTTGATTAACTGTATTTTCGATATATAGGGTTTTACAGTGTGAGTTTAAACCTAAACTCGCTACTATAACAGGTGAATTTACAGGAGACAAGGTTCAGTCTGAGAAATTTTTGTCCTTTATAGATAACTCGCCTTTTGCCAATTTCTTCAAGTCAATTGAAGGATTTGACATTTGGTCGAAATCTATTAGATTAGGACAAACTTCCCCTGTGTTGATCCATTCAGCTTCTCCTACTAATAGCATATCATGACATGGGCTTCTAACTGACGCCCTATTACTCCGGAGAAATCCGGAATTAATGGGATACTTCCATGAATACGTAAAGAGATCACATTCAAATGGTCTCTGAAAAGCATTCATCGAAGGAAGTCAGTTAGCTATGACTGCCGAAACCTTTGGAATAAAGGTTCCGTGTCATAAGGGCTCATGAATGGGAGGTCTCGGCCAACTCTCTTTTAAAGAAGAGGCGGCTGGGAAACTCCGAGTATTTGCTATTGTCGATTCTTGGACTCAATCTTTATTAAAACCTCTTCATGATTCCCTTTTCAATTTATTGAGAAGGATTCCGAATGATGGTACTTTTAATCAAGATGAGTCCGTAGAGCGGTCTAAATCTAAGGCTTTAAAGAGCTTATGCTCTTGAAGCTATGATTTATCTGCTGCTACGGATCGACTTCCCATTATCTTCCAGTCGGCCTTGCTTGATAGATTACTACCTGTAAAGGTAGGTAACTCTTGGGCAGGGCTATTAGTTATGCGAGATTATAATTATGATCTCAGTAACTATTCTGGTGAGATTGGGAAATGTAGGTATGCTGTTGGTCAACCGATGGGTGCACTATCCTCATGAGCCATGTTAGCCCTTACTCATCATTTTCTTCTTCAGTACTCTTCCTTCCTTTTAGGAAAGAGAGGCTGAAATGAAGATTATGAGATTTTGGGTGATGACTTGGTGATATTTGAGCCCTTCTTAGCGCAAAAGTACCTAGAAGTAATGAAGATGATAGGGATGGAGATTAATCTCTCTAAATCTATTTCTTCTCCTTCTAAGGCTGCTTTTGAATTTGCTAAGAGGATGGTGGTGAATAACACGAATGTTTCAGCTATATCTTTTAAACAATTTATAGCTGAAAGGTCGGTAGGAGCCCGGGTAGCAAATATATTATATTTTGCTCGTCTTGGCCTTATCCGAAGTAATTCGGTCTTATCAATATTGCTTAGTCGATTTGGTAAGGTTAAAGATCTTAAAGATCTTTATGTTCCTTCCCTATCCCTATTAGGTAGTCTTTTTAAATCTAAAAAGATTACTCTGAAGGATATTTTTACTGTATTGATAGATATCAATAACGATGAGTTCTCGTGAGAGGACTCTCCCGTCAAGATACCTATTCAATCTTTATTAACAGAAGAGAAGGCTCTTCTCAATGACCCGAATCATAAGTTAACACTTAAAGATTCTGATACTCGTGATGAGTATTATAAGGAAATGAGAGGAGATATATCCGCGATAGTGCTTCAGACTGCGTTAGCGAAAGCGAAAAGCCTTGAAAACAAATGAGAGGACCTTAAATTTGGTCGATTCTTATTTGGATCCTGGCCTGTAGCTTTTGCTAAGTCAGACGAAATCTTCCAGGCTCAAGTAGACGGTTGACTCTTTAATGTCATAATGAATTATGAGTCATTCGATCCAACTGAGTTACTGGAAGAAATTGAAGATACCCTTTATCAGCATGCCAAACATAATCATATTCAAATCGAGGATGCTCTAATCTATTTAGATAGAATAGAGTCCCAGATTAGGAGATGAGATATTAAGGAGCCATCCAAAGTTGAACACTCTGGATTGGTTTCTCCTATCTTTGGTTATCTAATACGCTCTTTTAAAGGAGGTACAGGGTTAG